GATTATGGCATTTAGAGACATCTCTGGGGTGTGGATGAAAGGAACGGAACAGGAAATACCGACTCCTTTATATAAAGACATGGCTGGCTCGCTAGAGCCAAACAACATGAAAAATCCGTGGCGTCATAGCTACGAGAAAAAGGTAAATGGCAAATGGAAAAATTTTGGTAGCGGGTCGAATGTTCGGCATGGAATTTATACTACTGAAAATCCAGAAGCTGCTGCTGGTGGAAGATACTCAGTAATGGTGATTGAGGAGGTTGGACTACTTCCGAATGTTCTTACCGTAACTGGATCAAATAATGCTACTCAGCTAGAGGGAACTACCAAGTTTGGGTCATCTGTATATCTCGGTACTGGTGGAAATATGGAGAAGATAATCGAGTCTGAGATTATTTTTAGAGACCCAGAAGGATTTGATTTTCTGTCGTTTGAAGATGAATGGGAGAACAAAGGAAGGATAGGTTGGTTTGTACCAGCCTATTATGCGTTAAACCAGTTCAAAGATGAAAATGGTAATACCAATGAGGACGCGGCACTAAAATTCTTAGAGAAGCGTAGAACTAAAAAGAGAAAATCAAGGTCTTCCTCAGCCATAACGCTTGAATTATTATCGTATCCAATAGTACCGTCAGAGATGTTTTTGAAGAGGTCTGGAAACTTCTTCCCGGTTGACGACTTAAAAACGATACTTGGTGACCTTGAAACCAATGAGAAATTAATAGATTCATCATGGAAAGGTAGATTTTCAGTATCAAGTGATGGGAAAATAGAATTCAAAAATTCATTTATTCCGGTGATAACACAGTATCCATTAAGAGCCAATGACTCAATGGAAGGTCCGGTAGAGATTTTTGAAATGCCGAAGAAAGATAAGTATGGTAATATTATAGGCGGACGATACATTGCTGGTACTGACCCAGTTGATGATGACGGGAATGATAATTCATCACTCTCGCTACAATCAACATTCGTCCTTGACACATTCACAGACAGAATAGTAGCTGAATATACATCAAGGACCCAGGTTGCTGAAGAATATTACGAAACATTGCGTAGGCTATTATTATTTTATAATGCAAAAACCAACTACGAGCAAAATAAAAAGGGGCTATACGCCTATTTTAAGAATAAAAAAAGTTTATATCTTCTATCTGAAACACCACAAATTCTTAGTGATGTTGACTTGGCTAAAATATCATCAGCAGGAAATAAGAAGTTCGGAACTGTAGCAAGCGACAAGGTTAATAGCTGGGGACGAAGGTTGATTCTTTCGTGGTTAATGCGAGAGGCATACGGTAGAGATGAAGAGGTTATGAATATGCACCTTATAAGGAGTATAGCGATGATTAAAGAGCTTATTTCTTGGACTGGTGACATGAATGCTGACAGAGTCAGCGCTATGATTATGCTCATGATATACCGCGAAGAGGTAATAGAGTATATAGATAGGGAAGAAAAACAAGTGGCTGATATAGCCAATAACAGCTTTTGGGATGATAGTTATATGTATTACACAAGCGGTGGTAAAAGAAGTAGGTCGGTAGTTATCCCGAATCAAAACATGAATATTTTAAATTGGTAATATATGGAATCAAAAACAGTTAGTTCTAATTCAGTATCCTTTCCATATCAGAAAAGGAGTATAACAAAGAAGGGCGAGTCATTTATGAAGAGATGCGTAGATGCCGGTCGTGATATGACGATATTGAATGAAGATAAAAATTATAGAGCCAGCAGGGATAATAAGATAATTAATTATGATCTGGCTAATGGAATTGTACAAGAAAAAGAGATGTATAAGATGACTAATCCATTTGGTATTACTGGATTAAATAGAAACATTCAAGATTATCCACTTGTAAGACCAAGACTTAATCTCCTTATTGGAGAGGAATCTAATAGAAGATTCGACTTCCAGTGCAGAGTTATTAATGAAGACGCTATTTCTGAGAAGGAAAAAGAAGTTAAAAAGCAATATGTCAAAAGACTTGGCGATATAGTTTTTGCACAAAAATATGATGAGGAAGAAACTAAAAAGAAATTAGCAGAAATAGAGAAGTGGAATAAGTATGAGTCTCAAGACTTAAGAGAAAGAATGTCTTCACAGATATTAGAATACCTATGGCATAACCTAAAGCTAAAGGCTGTATTTAATATGGGAATTGAGGACGCTTTAATTGCTGGGGAAGAAATTTATAGTATAGACATAATGGCAGGTGAGCCGATTGTCAAAAGAGTTAATCCGCTTAATCTATATGTAATAAGAACAAATGATTCTCCATTTATTGATGATGCTGATATTATTGTTGAAGATGGGTATCATAATGTTGGATATTTAATAGATAACTATTATGAAGAGTTATCACCTTCTGATATTGATAAAATAGAGAAGGGTTCTATGCATTCCAGCGGACCAAACAAATCTAATACCGTTAGATATACAGACAGTGAGCCGTATCCAATTACTGGTGAGCTTATTGATGTTAATACATCGGCATCCACTATACCGAAAATAAAAAATAGATCTTATGATGATGATGGAAAAATAAGAGTTACCAAGGTAACTTGGCGATCATTAAGGAAGGTCGGAGAATTAACATCATATGATGAGGCGGGGAGAGTAGAAAAGACCTATGTTGACGAATTCCATAAAGAAAATAAGGCGGGTGGCGAGAATATAAAGTGGCTATGGATAACAGAATGGTGGGAAGGAACCAAGATCGGTAAAGATATTTATATAAAAATGGGGCCTAAAAAAGTTCAATACAGGCGATTCTCAAATAAATCAGCAAGCTCTTCTGGGTATGTTGGTACACTCTATAATATAAATTCTACTGTTGCAAAATCCCTTATGGATATAATGAAACCTTATCAGTATCTATATGATGAATTTATGGATAGAATTAAGGCTGCGTTTGAAAAGTTTAAGGGGCCAATGATTGAATTGGATTTTGCTAAAATGCCAGAGGGCTGGGAACCAGCTAAATGGATGCATTATGCAGAGAATATGGGCTATCTAATTGTTGACTCTTTTAAGGAGGGTAAGAAAGGTGCTGCTACAGGAAAACTTGCTGGTAACTATAATACAACTAATAGAGTATTAAACCCAGATTTAGGAAATTATATCCAGCATCACGTCATGATGCTTGAATATATTGAAAAGCAAATAGGATTAATTAGTGGAATACCTGACCAGAGATTAGGAGATATTCAGAATAGAGAGACTGTTGGTGGAATTGAAAGGGCTGTAAATCAATCATCACATATTACAGAGCCTATATTCGCTACTCATGATGCTACAAAGTTAAGAGTACTAGAGGCATTACTAGAGACGGCTAAATACGCCTGGAGACGAGACAAGAAGAAATTACAATATGTACTTGATGATATGTCAGCATCTATATTAGATATTGATGGTGAACTCATTAATGAAGCGGAGTATGGTATTTTTGCTACCGATGGAAGAGCCAGCGTGGAGCTTATGCAAGTTATGAAAGCTATGACTCAGGCTGCATTACAAAATCAGAAGATAACAATGGGCGGGTTAATAGACGTTTATATGGCTCCTAGTATATCTGTAATGAGAAGAAAGATAGAAGAGCTAGAAGATCAGATGATGGAAAGGGAGCAAGAACAGCAGAAGGCACAAATTAAAGCGCAACAAGAGGCTATTCAGGCACAAAAAGAAGCTGCTAATATGGCTGCTGAAGCTCAGGAAAGACAAAATATTCGTGACAATGAAACAAAAATTGCTATAGCCATGATAAATAAAGAAGATGGTACCGGAGAAGATGGTGCCGCAGCGCAGGCTATTAGTAAATTAGATCTAGAAAAACGTAAGCTTGAAATGGCGGAGAAGAAACAAGAGGATGATTCGACTATGGATAGACGTAAACAAAATGAGACGGAAAGATCTAATAAAGCGAAAGAAGGAATTGCAAGACAGAAAAAAGCTGTCGTGCCAACTAAATAATTAGGCAATGGGAAGAATTTTAAAAAGAAATTGGACAAAAGATGATTTAATCCATGAATTTAGGGAAAGAAATTATCTTATGGCAATGGGGAAAGGGAAACTAGGACGTATATACAGAGTTTCCACAGAAATAATTAAAGAGGTTAAAAGAGAGGTTAGAAGGAAAATACCAAAAGGACTACCTAAAATTCTAGTATTAGATATTGAAACCGCTCCGCTTGAGGCGTTTGCATGGAGCCAATGGAAGCAGAATTTGTACGATGACCAAATCATAAGTACGTGGTTTATGCTTACTTGGAGTGCAAAATGGCTGTTTGGAGAAAAAGTATTCTCAGACAAGCTTACTCCTAAAGAGGCTATTGATGAAAATGATTTTAGAATAGTTGGTTCTATCAGAGATTTAATTGCAGAAGCAGACATTGTAATTGCACACAATGGGAAAAAGTTTGACTTACCAAAAATTAATACACGAATGGTGCTTCATAATTATAAGCCAGTTAAACCGTATCAGCAGATTGATACACTACTTATCGCTAGAAGGGAATTTGGGTTTACTAGTAATAAACTAGACACCCTTGGTAAGATGTTTGGTGTTGGTGAGAAAATACATACTACAATGGCTCTATGGGTTGGCTGTAGGCGAGGAGATGCCAAGTCTCTATCTAATATGGAGAAGTATAACAAGCAAGACGTACTGCTCTTAGAAGAGGTTTATTTACGTATGAGGCCATTTATACATAGTCACCCAAACGTAGCTCTATTTATTGGATCAGAAAATATGGTATGCCCATCATGCGGAAGCGAGGAATTAACTCCTGCAGGATCATACTATACCGCAACGAGTAAATTTTCTGCGTATCAATGTGAGTGTGGAGCAATTAGTAGAGATAGAATTAATAATTTTGATAAGGATAAAAGGAAAAACTTACTTGTATCTGTTGCAAGATAGTTAACCTAAAATAAAATATAAAAAGAAGAAGATGGAAAATAATGGACTTGGTATTAATTTCGATGCATTAATCGAGACTGATACTGGCAGAATAGTAACCGAAGAAAAGCCTATTGTTAATAATGACGAGGAAGTTGTTGAGGATAAGGTAGAAGAAAAAGAAGTATTGATTGAGGTTAATACTGAAAAAAAAGAAGCAAGTGCAGAAGAGAGCGCCGAAGTAGTGGAGGGATCTTCTTCATTGCCTTTGAAAGTCCTCGTAAACGCCCTTCATGAACAAGGCGTTCTCTCTGAGCTTGACGAAAGTATACTTGAAACAATTGATAATGACGGTGCTGAAGTTTTAATTGGACTAATTAAAGATGAAATTAACAAGAATGTTAGTTCATATAAATCTGATTTGCCAAGCGTGCTTCAAGAATTAATTGATAATTTTGAAGATAATGTTCCTTTAGATCAGTTGATTGGAATGAAATCAGATGAAATGAGGCTCGAGGGAATCACTCCTGATTCAATGAAGGATAATGTCGAGTTAATGAAAGCTGTTATTACAGATAACTACCGGAGGACAGGAATGACAGATGCAAAAATCAATAAACGTATTCAGCAATTTGAAGACCTAGACCAGCTAGAAGAAGAAGCGGCAGACGCTTTAGAAGATGGTAAAAAGAGGGTAAAAGAAGCGCAGATTACGGAAAAAGAAAACGCAAAGAAAAAGACTAAGGATGCTGAAG